AGTAAGGATATAAAGGACTGGAATGAAGGGCAGATCCGGCTGCTTCTGGCACACCCAGCAAGCGTAGGTCATGGACTTAACATACAGGCAGGAGGGCATATCATCGTTTGGTTTGGACTTACATGGAGCCTAGAGTTGTATCAGCAGGCTAATGCAAGACTTGACCGACAGGGTCAGATTAAGAATGTAATTGTACATCATCTGATCACGAAAGGAACCATCGATGAGGATGTCATGAAAGCATTGGAGCGAAAAGAGACAGGTCAGGAGTCTTTACTACAAGCGGTAAAGGCAAGATTAAGGAGGTCAGCATGAAGGTATACATAGCCGGTCCTATTACCGGAATATTTGAATATAAACAGAGATTTAAAGAAGCTGAAGAAAAAGTTAAAGGGATGGGGCATATAACAATTAACCCTTCTTTCCTTCCGGATGGACTAAGTAATTACATGGGTATCTGTTATGCAATGATTGATCAGGCAGATGCAATTTACCTGATTGACGGATGGAAGAAAAGCAAAGGAGCTAAACTGGAACTTGAGCATGCTTATCTGATGGGAAAGCAGGTGCTGTATGAAAGTTGAAATTATATATCCTTCAGGACGAATGACAATTAACCTTGAAAACTTCTTTCCTGCTTCATTCGGTAATCTGAAAAAGCTTCTGAAGATTATTGATATGGACCGGCAGCACAAGGATCAGATCATAAGTGATATTGTTTCCTGGATGAACGAAGAAATCAAGAATAATGAGGATACAGCAAAAGCTTACGCTAACAAGTATGTGGAAATTCACCCACAGGTAAGAGAAGCAAGTACAAGAGTTGAGACTATGGAGAATATGGTTAGCGGGCTAAAAGGAACACAAGCGCATAAGCTTGCCACAGATGGACTGAAAGAGACCAAGAGAGAATATAACCGTTTAAAGGGTCTTGAAATCTCTTACAATCGAGCATTTAAGCAGTATTTCACAAGAAAAGAGAAACTTAAAAAGAATCTGGTGATGCTGTCATGAAGGAGAACTATTATGCTTTATTGATCTGTATCCTGAAGCCGGTAACCATAGAGAAAAGTTTTGAATTGATAAATGGAAAATTCACCAAAGTTCAGAATAAGTCCATAGATAATACTGATGTTAAGGATATGATTCGAATGAAGCAGCAGGGAATGACATATCAGGGCATTGGTGAAATGTATGGCCTAACTGATCAAGCAGTTTATAGAAGAATTAAAAGGTATAAGGAGGTTTGTCATGGGTAAAGCAAGAAACTGGACTGAAGAAGACAAGGTTTATCTGACTGATAACTGGGGCGGCGTGTCAATGCCTACACTTATGACAAAGCTGAACAGGAATAAGAACGCAATCCTGATTATGGTTCAGAGGCTTGATCTTGGAGCATTCCTTGAAAGCGGTGATTACATAACATTTAATCAGCTTCTTCTATCACTCGGATATACAGGAGGAACCGGATACCTAACTAAGTCCTGGATTAATGACAGAGGGTTCCCGGTTAAATATAAAAGGGTTCACGAAAGCCGTTTTATGGTGGTTTACCTTGAGGACTTCTGGAAATGGGCTGAAAAGAATCAAGATTTATTGGATTTTTCAAGGTTTGGGGAAAATACATTAGGGAAAGAACCTGCATGGGCGAAGGAAAAGAGAAAGATAGATTATCAGTATTCCAGGCGAATCAGTACGGATCCATGGACACCGACAGAGGATGCAAAACTTATAAGACTGCTTAAGCAGCAAAAATACGGATACCAGGAGCTGTCAAAGATACTTGGAAGGACGTCCGGAGCAATTCAGAGAAGGTGCTGCGATCTTAAAATACCTGACAGACCGGTTAAGGCAGATAATCATAATGAGTGGACTAATGAGGAACTTGGTACATTAAGCAGTATGATCAAAAAAGGATACCGATATCCGGATATTGCCGACAGAATAGGCAGATCGGATAAAGCTATCAGGGGATTGGTATTTAGGAATTATCTTACTGAAAATCTTGATAGGGTCAGGGAGTATATTGGTGATGGATCTTTCGGGGATAATAAACCGGTGAAGCGGATCAGAAACTGGAACTGCATGAACAAAGAGGAACGTGATAAAGTCAGGGAGTTGATTATAAGTTTAGCAGCAATATTGAGATTTGAATATAAGCAGTTCTTTGATGATAGCGATTTCTGGCAAAAAGACATGTGTCAGATGTGGGAAGGGTACTGTACAGCTGGTGAACGTGATTGTGACAGCTGTACGAGCTTTCAGAGGATTAGACCTCAGTACTGTAAACGTTGTGGAACTACTTTTTATGAACGTAAGCCAGAACAGATCTGTCACAGGTGTAGGGAGCAGAGAGTCAAGCAGTATTTGAGGAAAAAGGCAGTTTTGAGCAGAGGAGGAAGCGGATGACAGACAAAGAATTATTGCAATATCGTAAGTTAATCCGAGAAGCCGAGGATCTTCAGGATAGAATAGATAAGCTGTATGACAAGGATATTGATACAGCGCATAGTACAGTTAGAGGTTCATCAAAAAACTTTCCATTTACTGAATTTCACTTCGGGGTATGTGTTGATGATCCGAAGCAGATATCTGACAGGGATAATATGATAGCCGCCTATCAGGAAAGACTTAGCAGAGCAAGGAATGAGGCCCTACGGATTGAACAGTTTATCAATAGTATTCCTGATAGTGAGCTCCGCCAGATATTTGAATATAGGTACATAGATGGTAAGAGACTCAGGGAAATAGGGGATCTGATGAATACTGACTTCACCTGCATAAGTAGAAAGATTAAAGCCTTTATAAATTTACAACAAAAACAACAAAATAATTGATAATATTTAAGATGGAAAGGTTGCATTGATATGCAACCTCCTGAACGGCTGCCGGATATCAAAGCCCGGTGGTTAATTTCCCCTCACCCCCAAGAGGGACTCCTTTCGTAAAGGCATTCAGAGCTGACGCTGAGTGCCTTTTGTATTGCGAATACTGTAATAATGTGGTAGTATTTGGATTAAAAGGGGGATAATTATGGAGTATATAGAAATGTTTGAAAATATGAAGGCCGAATGTCAGAGTAAAATTCAAATCGCAAGGAATGAATTAGGCAAAGCCAATGTAAGGAAGCAGACCATATCAGCCGAGATGGAAGTATATTGAGACTGTGCAAAAAGTAGATGGAAAGAACATTATTCAAATCTTATAGACAAACTGGACAATGAAGAAGATGAACTGAATAAGATAATTGATGACAAGCTTGAGCCTGAAATTAAGAAACTTGATTTCGAATTGGAAATGATTAATAAACGAATTACGAAAATTAGTAATAGATAGTTTTAAATGGAACTCTTAATCGGGTTCCTTTTCTTATGCCCAAAACAAAACGAAATGAGGTGATCCTGATGGCATTAACTAATAAACAGAAATTATTTGCAGATGAATATCTAATTGATCTTAATGCCACCAGGGCATATAAGGCGGTTTATAAGAATTGTAAAAGCGATGAAGCAGCGAAAGCTGCTGCTAGTAGATTGTTAACTAATGTTAACGTTGCAAACTATATTGAAGATCGTATGAAAGATCGAGAAAAACGTACTGAGATATCTCAAGATATGGTCCTTAAGGAGCTTGCAGCAATAGCATTTTCCAACGGATCTGATTTTGCTAAAGTAGTTGATGAGCCAATATTAATTAACGGTAGTTATGTAATGGATCCGGATACGGGTAAGTTAAAGACATGGGACGCTGTTAAAGTAATACCTACCGATCAACTTCCGGAAGATAAAAAGAAAGCTATTGCTGGAATTAAGATGGGCAAGAATGGGATAGAGGTAGCAACCTGTGACAAAGTGAAGGCTCTTGAGCTGTTAGGCAGACATTTAGGTATGTTTAAGGATAAGATTGAATTATCGGGGATTAATGAAGAAAAGAGCAAGCTAGACAGTTTAATAAATCAAATGCGAGGTGGTTAATATTGAGCCAGGAAAACTTGATATTATCCGATAAGTATAAAGCTTTCATCCGTCATACTGCACCGGTTGAATTCTTAGAGGGTACAACTGCTGCAGGAAAAACTACTGTAGGAATATTTAAGTTTATGCTGCTTGTAGCCGAGAGTAAGAAAAAGTATCATATCATAGCAGCAAAGGATACCGGTACCGCTGAAAAGAATATAATCAATAAAGATCTTGGCATTATAGACGATTTTGGGGTTCTTACAGAGTACAATGGTAATGGAACCAAAGACGAAAAGATCCCTCATATTCTTTATCATACCAGCAACGGTGATAAGATAGTTTATGTGATGGGCTATGGGGATAAAAAGAAGTGGCAAAAAGCTTTAGGTGGTCAATATGGTTGTCTTTACATAGATGAGATTAACACTGCTGATATCGACTTTGTTAGAGAGGCTGCTATGCGTTGTGATTATATGATGTCAACACTTAACCCAGATGATCCGAGCCTCCAGGTGTATAAAGAATACATCAATTGCAGCCGTCCGCTTCCGGAGTTCAAGAACGATG